ATGCCACAGGTGGGATATGGGTGTAAACCCCTAAAAGCACATTAATGCAAAAATAATTGCAATAACCCCAATTAGTCCCATTAGCATTTGTGCCGCCATGCGCTGGCATAACCAAAACCAGCAATTACAAAACCCATTAGAAACATAAACCCATTTATATAATGGTGGAGCGGCGGCAAGTTAAAACTGCCAAGGCTGGCAAACATTAAAGTGACACCAGCCACCATGCATAACGTGCAGAAAAACATATAAACATAAACCATTGATTAAACCCTTTGTTGGTTGCGTTATGTAAATACTTAAATGCACCCGCGCTATCTTGCCAGCACAAAATTGTCACAGCGACCAGGATTGACTTCTTTAGAAGTCTAGCGAAATTTAATGATGTAGTGTGAGTATATATGACTATGCATATATACATAGAGATTCATCTCCATCCATCCGTTTCCATCCATCCATCCATCAAAAAAGAAAGGGCGACCATCGGCCGCCCATCCTAGGATAATTAAGCTGGGATAACGAACAGCTCAACGAAGTTCTTGCCCCATGTAGCCTTGGCTGATGGTGACTGCCCACCATTAAGCGCGTCCAACAAGGCATGGAACTTTCTTGCCTTGATTGACTTATGGGCTAGGTCTACATCGGTTAAGGTAACTACATGACCCTCATGGTCGGAGTTGATCAACTGCCATACTACCTTACCACGAAGGGTGAGGTTGGGATTGCCTACCTCGTCAAATAATGTTTTTGCCTTTTCAAAAGGAAAAGGATTAGGCGTACCAACTACATCAACAGTAGGCCGGACACCGACATTATTTGGATTACCGCCAGCTTGCTCTTGGACAAACTTAAAAATGTCCTGAGCGGTGACGCCCATATTACGCTGGTCCTCGGGGAGAGAATTAATGCCCTGAAAAGTGATTTCCTGAGCTACGACTTTTTTAGCTGATTTAGCCATGATAAGTTCCTTTCTACGAACTTGAGTTAGTAGCAACCCTGCTACACATATAGAGTAGCAAATAGACCTTCTGCTGTAAACCCCTAAATTATCATAATGAGTAAAAAAGATACGAGCAGCTCGACACCTGATGTCATGTGAATTCTACCGATATCACCGGACCTCTCGACCTGGATCGTCGCTCATCATCAGTCGTCGGAGTACTCTTGCCCATCCATCTCCATCCATCGGCCATTCCATCCGGTCATCGTACAACGGCTCTCCATCCATCAATCTCTTACTCAGGTTTCGGCCATCCATAAATAATAGCTGCCCTGAGGAAGGATGATGAACCAAGTTCCAAACGCATCCACCAACAGAGGTTCTTGAGGTCTGCCATGCTATTTGATGAGGACGCCACTTGGGGAACTTCTTGTCAGACTTTGTCGTAAGTATCTTTAACTCTACCCAGAAGTCCTTGCCATTCAAGCAACCATTGACATCAGGCACCCCTGGACTTGCCCATGACTCCATTCTAGTCCAGTGTACCCCAAGGGGTCTGGTTCCATCACGTAAGGCTTTCCAAAGTTTAGACTCAGGGTTCTTTGCCATCAGGTAAAACCTCCAGTTTGTCCATCTCTATGACAGGGCTGGTCGCTTCTACCAATGCTGGGTAGTCTTGCTGTATCCGCTTAATTTCGGTAAGCACTTCTTCTTTACTCATTTGGTCTATCTTACCATGCAGTATTTCTTTACGGTCAATGTAAAGACCCGCCGCTGAACCTCTTGCTTTTTCAGCTGAGACTGCTGCGGCATAGTTTCCATTCTGCATGGCTACATCACGGAGTTGTGCTAACTTCTGTACATGGCTTTCAAAAGTCACCTCGTACTTATGCTGTAGCTCTTTCTTTATTTCGTACACCCTATTCAAAACCTGAGGGTAGTTACGTCCGTTCAACATGTGGCTTGCGATAGAGTGTGCATTGGATTCAGCGTACCCTGCCCTGAGTGCTGCTTCCGTCTGCGTAACTTCTTCTGTTGCATAGATCATTGCAAACTTTTCCTGCATAGGTGTCAGCCCTTTTTCCACCCGAGGATTAGCCACAATGTCCAAACTGTTTTTATGAGTAACCTTTGCCTTTGCCATAAGACTCATATTACTTTTCTATAATAGGAAGGTAAATAGAAATCGAGTCATTTCAAAAAACCAACGGCTGAAACTCGCGTAGCTGTCTAAAGTTTAGACTACAATATATGATTTAGAGGTATAACCCTTTGATATGTTTGTATACCCAGATAACGTATATTTGAATATCGGATAGAGTACATCACTCCATATTTCATTTTCGGTACTATATATAAAAGTGCCAGAATATCAGAGAGCCACGGTTATTAGACCGTGACCCTTGACCTTTTGAACATGGGCGGCAGCGAGGGCGGTTCCATTAATGAAGGTGGACCTCAACCCCCGCTGCCTATGATGCGCTTTCAACTTCTTCAGAATACTAACGCATCAATTTTGTTATTTATAAAAAGATGATTACCAGTAAAACAGGTATCATATCCCAGAGAAGATCCATAGCTACCACCAGCAAGAGTAAACGATTTGTTTACCCTCCTTGATGGCAGCTTTTGCGGCTTCTATAAAAGCTAGGTCATCTTCTCTGTAATGTTTTACAGATTCATCTTGGAATTGGTGACCGTAGAACAGCCCACCTTCACTGACATTATCATTATAGCCATTGTGAAATGCCCCCTCCAGTTTATTTACATCACCTTCGGTAAGCTCCATATCTTCACAATTTAGCTCAGTGGCTGGTCTGCCAGTTTTTTCAACCCACAATTCCTCCATAAAATCTTGGAGCCGACTGTGTTTGCGCCAGTAAAAATCGTTATCTGCAATTTTTACTGTATACTCTTTGCCAGCATCATCTACACGTTTTTCGGTTGTGCAGCCAATCATACCATATTGGTCAAGTCCCATTGTTAGCCTCCTTCTGCTCTAGCGCACATTCAAGACAACAAGTAGGTTCCTCAAATGCTTCAGTTAAATATGCACATTCATCACAACCATCAATTGGTAAAAGATCTTCCATTGTACCCTCCAGTTAAGATTGAGCAGCCGCGCTGCCTATAATTATATAATAAAGCGTGATGCCACATGAAGTAGTATTAAGTACTCCATGTGACTATTTTGTTTAACCGAGTATCCACAGAACTATGAGCACAGATACTGCACCTAAAAGACCAAGTATAATCATAGCTCTTAAAACCCCTTTCTTGGGTATCCATGTTGTTCAATGAATTTACCTCGTTGGTTGAAAATCCACCCCTGAACGTATGTATCCTCATCCATAAAAGTATCACCTCTAACACCATATTCTACTTTAAGAACATTCTGCCCATCAGATTGGTTTTCAAGAAAACTTTTACTGACAGCTTCTATGATTGTGTCAAACATTTTGTGATCCATAATGCGAGAGATTGTTTTTTCCTCAGCATCTTCGCTTCCATCTTCAGCAAGGTAATTTACCTCATAATTCATTGCAAAGGAACTATCATCAGGAGTTGATGGATTTGTAATTATGGAAATATCCACAAACACTTTTTCTGGATCTTGCATACGATCATAAACATTGCTCATACCAAACATTTTGTTTATATCCTCCCTTGCATGGGTATGAATCAATGAAGCTGATTTATCAGCCTCTTGTATCTTGCCATCTTTATGAAAGTATTTTGTTACAAGATCACGCCTACCATTGGCGTTTATCTTCATATCATAAACCTCTATCATATCCCATGTCCCATCAGAACCAGAATCACCTTTAGGCCATTTGCGATTTTCTAAACCCATCGCCACAACTTTTTTGACCTCTTCAACACTCTCCAATCCCATTGTTGAGTGTCTTTCATTGACTAATGCGTAGTATGGCATTGCTACCTCCTTTTGTTGATGTAACCCTTATTGGCTACAAATATATAATAAGGTGTGATAAGTATAAGTGGGTCTTTTATACTCATCGCGATAAAAAAGACGGCCACCGAAGTGACCGCCAAGTTAAGGGAGGATATACACAAGAGTTCTTTCTTGTACCTCTATCATTATACATCTTATTGATTGATGCAAGGGTTTATCCGTTCCATTAATTTATTCATAACATTATCGGCACGTTCAGCCGTTGCTCCATCTATCCATTCTTCTATTTCATCAGGATCCATCCCTGCTTTAGAAAGTTCCATGGCGCATTGTCGGGCATCCGTATCACCTTCTAAAAAGTGATATTGTGCTTCTTCTTGCATTTCCATCATCATTGCTTTGACTTTACCCATGTTCTTTCTCCCACCGTATTTCCCGCTCAGCTACATCTTCAGCGGTTGATATTGCACCAGCTATAGCCATCCATCCATCATCACTTCTATTACCCAACCCATATGCATCCTTTGAACTTGAATCATGGCAGATATTATATAGCTCGGTTAGCTTTTCAAGCATCTGTTGCTTAGTCACCCTTATACTCCTTCATCCATGTATTAAGAATATCGGTTGCGAGATGTTTGGTTATATCAAACTCTTGCATAAGGTAGATAGTAGCCCCGAACATATTGGTTTCACCACTATCCCGTAA